CTGCTTGTAGCTCAACTGGTCACTGTCCTGCAGCTCCTTCGCGCGCGCCTTGACTGCGGCGGCGCTGTCGTTGGGGCGCTGCGACTTGATCTGATCCAGTTCCGTGCGTAGTTGGCGCACCTGGCCGGCGTCCGCAATGTTCCCGGCATCGCCGAGCATCTCCGCGCGCCGGCCCTCGGCCGCGGCGATCTGGTCATCCAGCAGGCGCCCGGCCCGCACGCTGTCGAGCGAGAGGATGTCGATCACGCTGACGCGCTCGCCGCGCGCAAGTTGTTCGTGCGCCGATTCCATGGCGTCCTGATGGCGGGTCATGCCGGCCAGGTCGGAGTCGGACGTGAGCCGGTAGCTGTCGATGGCGTTCAGGGTCTGCCGCACGCGGGCCGCGGCCACTAGGTCGGGATCGCGGGCGATAGCATCCCGCGCACCAGCGCTCACGCGATCCTCGCCCAGCTTCTTCATGCCCTTGGTGACATAGGCTTGTGTCTCGGCCGGCAGATGGTCGAGCCAGTTGCCGCCCTTCTTCAGCGCCGCATCGAGCGCGCCGGGGCCGGCGTTGTACGCGGCCATGGCCTTGTCCTCGCTGCCGTAGCGTTTCAGCATGGCATCGAGGTAGTCGCTGCCGACACGTGCGCGTTCTGCCAGGCTGTTGTCGGCGGCGGGTCGGACGCCAAACCCTGGGTCGAGGTTCGTGTTGTCCATGACCTGCATCTCGCCCTTCGCGCCCTTGGGTGAGGTCAGGACGCTGCCGTCCTTGGCGTAGCGCTGGCCGTTGCTCTCGATGCCGAGCACCACCTCTTTCAGCGTCGGGGCGCTCTTGACGCGCGCGCCGCGCACCGCTGCCGCGCCGAAGCCAGCCGGAACGATGGTGGATAGCGCCAGGCCCACTGGGTCGAGCGGGTCGTATTGGCTGGCGATCTTCTCGTAGCCGGCATTGTTCAGAATGGCGCGCTCGGCGGCGTTCTGGGCGATGAAGCCACCCGGGCCGCCGCCCGCCACGAGCGCAGCGGTCTTGCCGACAGAGCCGGGCACGGCCACGGGAAGCGCGATGGACACGCCCGCCACCGCACCAGCCACCGCGCCGGCCTTCGTGCGGGTGGCGAGGTCCACGCCCTGCTGCTTGAGCTTGTCGGCCTCGGCCATGCCCACGTCACCGCCCAGCAGGAACGGAGCGGCCGGTCCAGTAGCCACCGAATAGCCCACAGCCTGCGTAGCGAACTGGGCAACCCCGGCAATGACCTGCTCGCTCGCGTGCGTGCTGGTCGGGTCCGGCATGATCTCCTTGGCCCGCGCGCGGAAGATGTCGCCGGCCTCGTTGCTGAACTCGGGCCCTTGCTCGCGCAGCTTCTTGGCCGCGGCGTCCTGCTCCTGCTTTTCCTTTGCCGTGGGCGCGCTGAACATGCCGCCCTGGTTGAACCCGCCCGCGCCGGCCACGGAGCCGAACGCGCCCACCATCTCGGCGCCGAACGCGATGGTGTTCGCCACGCCGCCGCCCACGCCCTTGACGGCGCCGCGCCCGAGGCCGAAGGTGCTGAAGCCGGGTTCGTCGGGCTTGAACGGCGCCGGACGCTGGATCTGGTCATCGAGCGCCTGATCGGTGCCCGTCTGAAACATGCCATCGATCATGGGGACACCTTGATCGTGATGCGCTGGCCGCGCTCGTTCGTCACCAGTGTGTTGCCGGCGCGGACGTTGTACAGGCCCTGGCCGGCGTGGATCAGCCGCGCATCTGGGATGGTCTTCACGAAGTCGGCGAGCGGCACGCGCGCTGGGCCGGCCTGCACGAAACCGCCCGGCGCTTGCGCGGCCAGGTCTGCCGGCACGATGGCATTGAGTCGCTTTTCGAACTCGGGCTCTTTCATGCCGTACGGCAGCGGGATCTTGCCGCCGTTGCGCTCGATGATCCCGCCCGCGGCCAGGTTGATGGCGTTGTCCACATCGCCGCCCTTGGCAGCCGCGATCTTGAATGCCGCCTCGATCACGTTGCTTTCAACTTCCTGGTTCGAGTACGCGCCACGGATCTTCTTGGCGATGTCGCCGCGCCAGCCGGTTTCCGCGATGCCGTCCACCTTCACGGTCTTGTCCTTGATGGCTTGCTCTCCCTGCAGAATCAGTTCGGCGGTGTAGCGGCCCTGGGTGGTCTTGGCGTTGGCGTAAAGCATCGCCATACCCATGGTTCCGTCCTTGTCACCGATCTGCTTGGCGACGGCTGCGATGCGGTCAGGGTCGCCCACCACTGCGCCGATCTGGCCCAGCATGGATGCGGCCTGGTCGGGCTTGAACGTGCGCAGGAGCTTTTGAAACTGCTCGGCCTCCTGCGGCTGCAGTGGGGAAACCTTCTTGCCGGCCCACGTCTCCACCGCGCCGATGTCCTTGGCGCGCTGCTGGAACACGGCCATGGCCTGGTCGGCGTTCCCGATGTTGATCAATGGCGCCTGTCCGATTACGCCCACGCTCTGAGCCGCCGCCCATGCCTCGCCGCTGTCCACCTTCTGGCGAAGGTTGCTGTCGATCTGCTCGGCGGCCTTGAGTTGCTTTTCGCTCTCTGGGGTCGAGCCCTGCGCGGGGTTGGCACGCGCGCCGCGGGCGCTCTCCAGCAAGGCGGCGCGCTGGCCTGCGGTCTGGTTGGCAAAGCCGGAAACGGATTTCTGCGCCTCGAGCAATTCGCGCACCTGCGGCTCCAGCCCGGTGCCCTGCGCCTGCTCAACCATGCCGGCGATGTATTCCGGCGCGAGCGCGGCGCCGGCCAGCACCAGGTCGCGGCCCTTGTTCAGCGTGTCGGTCGCGGTGTTGAATCGCTTCGTGGCCTCCCGCTCGGCCTTGTCTTCGAGCCGGGCGTTCTTCGCCTCGATGCTGGCCTTCCATCCGAACAGCGTCTGATCGAGCGTGTTGCGCTTGGCGGGGTCGAGCGCGTCACCCTCAGGACTGGCAAGGCGCTTCTGCACTTCGTCGATGGCCGCGGTGCTGCCCGACTGCATGGCCTGCTGGCCGGCGCGGCGGAACTGATTGAAGGTTACGCCCTCCACGAAGACCTGCTTCGACTTCGCCGCCTGCTCCGGCGTCCATCCGGCGCTCGGCGCCATCTGGTCCACGAACGTGCTGTACTGCTTCACCGCGGCGGCGGGGTCGGTCGCGGCGAACCGCTGCATCTGCTCGTTGTAGGTGAGCATGCCCGCGGCCACGTCCTGCTGATCCCGCTTACGGAAGGTGTCAAAGAGCTTGTTCTGAAGCTGGCCCTGCAAGCCCTGCACCTGGGCGGTGACAAGCGGCTGAAGCTCGGGCTTGAGCGCCTTCAGGTTGTCGCCTACGACCTTCTGAGAGGCGTCCTTCCACGCGGCCTCCGCGCCGATCTTGTCGGTTTTGCCGTCGAGCAAGTCGGCTTGCACCGCGTCGAAGCTGTCGGCCAGGCCGTTCTGGATATTCGCGTGCGTGGTCAGCGTCTGGATCTGGTCGGCCCGCCGCGCAGCCTCGTCGTTCTTCTGCTTCTGCTCGGCGAACATGCTCGCGCCGATGTTCATGGCCGTCTGCCCGAGGCGTGCGGCCGCGTCTCCGACTTGCGTATCGACCTGGGGCGTCGGCGTGATGTCGTTGCCCTGGGGCAGGCGCTGACCGAAGTTTCCGGTTGGGATCTTCGCCATGGTCAGCCACGCTTTCCGACGCTGGTGTTCCAGCCGCGCGCCACCGTCGCGCCGCCCTGCAGCGCAGAGCTTGCAGCGCCGTACCGGGCGGCATTGGCGGAATTGCGGCTGCGGGAGGCGCTGATCTCGCCGCCCTGGGTGATCGCTCGAGCGCGGTTTGTACCGTCATAGATCGCCATGAGCGCGTCTTCCTCGCCCCCGGCCTGAATCTCTTGGTCGATCTGCTCGGCAGTGCCAACGCCGACGACGACACCCGACGCCGCGAGCGCGCCGCGCGCCTCGGAACGCTGCTTGTCGGCGGCCTTGCGAATCTGGCGGGCCTGCACTTGCGCCTCGCTGGCAGCAAACTGCGCGTCCTCGCGCGCCTGGTTCGCTTGCTGATTGGCGATCTTGTCGGCCTGGTCGGCCTGCTCCATCTGGCTGTAGACCGAGACAGCCGTGCCCACCACGGAAGCGGCGGCTGCGGCGTAGCCTACGAGGGCTGCGGTTTCAATTCCCATCGGGGGTCTCCAGTGAAAAGAGGGTGCCGGCGTCCTTGAAGCCCAGCATGCGGTAGAACTGCCCGGTGCTTTCCTCGTGGATGCCGGTCGTGATGCCGAGCCGCACCTTCTTGGCGCCCTGCTTGGCGCACCAGATGCGGAACGCCGTGACCAACTTGACGGCGGTGAAGGCGTTGCGCGCGTCCTCGCGCACGAAGAACGAGTATTCGTAGCCGTGGCGCTCGTCGCTGAACCACCACTCCGTGACGCCACCAGCGATGCCGCCGACGATGGCGCCGTCCTGGCGCACCACGAACACCGCGCCCGCGCCACCGGCCAGATTGCGCATGAGCGCCTCGACCTTGGCCGGCCGGTACGGGATGGCCGCATAGCTCGAGGTGTCGTGCAGGATCTGGCCGAGCGCGGCAATCTCGGCCGCATCTTCAGGGGTTGCGACTTCGACTTTCATGTGTCGTTCACGGTGACGCGCCGGATGACATCCAGCAGATGGAAGGGCAGCGGGTAAGGCTGGGTGATGATCTGGCTGGTGGTGTAGACCGAATCGGAGAGCGTGGTCTTGCGCACGTCGCCCGAGTACACCGGCGGCGGCTGGTCCAGCAGTTCAGCGCCGAAGCGGCGGAACTCGATGTTCTCGCCGTTGATCTGCGCGGCGGTGGTGTCGAGCACGCGAAGAATCACCTCGTTGACGTGGACCTGCGAGCCTTGGGCCGTGGTGCCGTTGCCGCCCAACTCGGGCTGCAGCATTTCAATGAGGCACGTGAAGCCGAGGCCGATCTGCACGGAAATCTTGGGCGCCGGCAGGGTGATCGCGCCGCCCACCACCGTGAAATCCCCGCCGTACGCGCCATCGGCCCAGACCTGAACAACCTCGCCCTCAAGGTGATCGAGGCCGGTCCATGTGGCTTGGCCGCCTGCGTTGAACCCAGTGATGCCGCAGTCCACGTACATGTCGGGGTCGAACACCTCGACGTAGCGCTTCGTCACCCCGCCGATGGTGCGATTCACGATGGTGTAGGCGTCCTCGCCATCGGTCGAGGGGATGGTGGCGACGGACTCGAAAAGGCCATCAGTGATCCAGCGGCCCCAGCCCGTGACCTCCTGCTCGACGTCATAGGCGCAGACCGCGATTTGCCCATCGGTGCGCACGGCGTACAAGGTCGAGTCGGGCTCCTTCTGGTGCGCAAGCTGGGTGATGCCGTCCCCGGTGATGTGCGAGGCGAACACCGAGCGATCAGGCGAAGCGAAGCCGTCAACCTCAAAGCGGTAGCCGATGGCGGCGATCTTGCGGCCCGCGGCCTGCACGAACAGCATTTCGTTGCTGATCTTCACGGGGCGCACCGCGCTGGCTCCGGTGGTCGATTCGTCGGTCTTCTGAATGTTCGTCGGGGTGATCGGCTTTTCCTGGCCGCCCTTCAGGCTCATCTCGTCGGCCTCGGTCAGCACGAGCAGTTGACGCGCCGGCGCAAGGTGGCGGATCGGGCTGTTGCGCGGGCCGTCGAGCTCGAAGCGGAACGCCTCGTCGTCGGCGGTGCCGAACTGGAAATTCAGGTACTGGGCGATGGCGCTGGCCCAGATGTGCTGCGGGTATCCGGGCGAGCCGGCGAACAGCAGGCGCTGGCGGTTGATGCTCACTGCACGCGGGTAGCCCTGGCGGCTGTTCCACGCAACCGACTCCAGCGTCCAGGCGTTCGGGCCGGCCGGGACATCGGAGGACAGGTCGCGCAGCACCTTGCCGTTCGCAGTGGTGGTGTTCAGCACCTGGGTGATTTCGACCAGGCCGGTGTTGATGTTGACCACCTTACCCACATCCTCCGCGCGCCACACCTCGCTGTCGGTGGACACGTCGAGCTTTTGGGCGGTGCCGCCCGTCGCAAAGCCGCTGGCGCCGATCTTCTGGATGACGAACACATCCACCGAGTTGACCGCGATGACCACGGCCGAACCGGAGAATTGCGCCGTCGAGGTGATCAGCACGGTGTCGCCAACCACGTACCCATGGCCCACGCAAGTGATGAGCACGCTGTCGTAGCCGCCAATCAGGCCGGTGAGGGTCTTCGACGCCTGGAAGTAGGTGTAGTTTGCATTGAGCGAGATGGTCTGTCCCACCTTGCCGGCGCTCGACGGAGATAGACCGTCTTGTGGCGAGCCGGTCAGATTCCATTGGCCGGACGGCACATCGCGCCCACGCGCAAAGGTGGATGTCACGGTCACGGTCACGGTCGAGGCGTCGGTGTAGCCAGTGATCTGCGCCGAGCCGCCGCCGTAGGTGATGGTACGGCCCACATCGGACTTCAGGAAGACCGGAGACAGAGAGCCAAGCGTGTACCCAGCGCCGGGCGGCACGGGCAATGCAGGTGCAACGAACACCAGCCCGACAGCCGGGTAGTGGCCCTGCTCATCGAATGCCGCGGTGATGAAAGGCGTGACGCCCATGCCCCAGTTGAATTCACTGTACCGCTGGAGCCGGTAGGGGAAGGTCGCCTCGTGCACGAAGAATGCGGTGTCGGCCTTCTGCACGTAGTTGACCGAAGGAAGCTGCGCCTCGGTGTACGGCGCCGCCACTTCATAGGGCGAGCCATCCTGGATCATCTGCGCGCGGTTTCGGAAGAATCGGATGTAGCCTTCCCCGAACTCCAGCATGTAGGCCTGGTCGCGGTTGTAGATGAAGTCCACGAGCCGCGCGACCTTCGTTTGAGTCTTGGTCGGCGCGATGTAGCGAGTGCCGGGCCGACGCTTGGCGCCACCTTGCACGGTGAGCGTGCAGTTCTCGAGTCGTCGCACGCCGTTGTTGTACTTGGCGATGTCGAAGCGGCCGAGCGCAATCGCGGGCGACAGCTCGCCGCCCGTGAAGTTGGTGGACACAATGCTGGCTTTGCCCATCACTGCCGCCCGGTGATCAGGGGAAAGTCTTCGCCCAGCGTGTCGCTTGGGTTCTCCTGCGCATCGATGGCGCGGGCCGCTTTCGCCATGGCGTAGTACTCGGCCTTCAGCTCGTCGCGCAGGCTGGTGGACTGGGTGACGGGGTAGGCCAGCTTCCACAGCATGCGGGCGGTCATCAACTCCACGAGCTTGGCGTCCCAGGTTTCCTCCTGGTCGTTGCGGAAGACGTAGACGATGGGAAGGATCGTGCCGCTGGCGAGGATCTTGCGGCCCTCGATCTTGAAGCTCTGGCACTCGGGCATGCCGACATACCAATCCCCGATCTGCACCATGCGCAGGAAGTCGGAGGGCAGCGCGAATTGCGTGCTGAAGCCGAACGATGGCGTGGTAGACAGCGGGGCCAGCACGTCGCGCTTGATGGCGCAGTTCCAGTCGTTCTCGCGCAGGATGGAATCGCGCTCGATGGGGTAGAGGTTGGAGCACAGCCGCACGGTGTCACCAGGGCTGTCGAAGCTGTCGATGGGCGCCTTGCCGAGTTGCAATAGTGCGGCGCTGCAGATTGAAATC